TTACACTACAGCACTAGAAGGTGGCATTGGATACTGGGCCATCGCAGACGAGTACAAGTGGCAGTACTTGTACGAGGACTGGGAGAATGACATCGTTCATCCTCTTGAACCAGACCAAGTACTAGTGGTTCTATCCGATACAGAAGACGATGACTTCAAAGATGAGCAGCTAACACCGGCTAAGATCAGAGCTGGTGTCAAGCTACTCATCGAGAAGTATCCACACATGTATCAAATCCTCGACGATCAGTTCCATGTGGATGCAGATGGAGCTGATGCAGTAGTACAGCTTGGACTATTCGGTGAGATAGTCTACGGCTAAAGACAAAGCCCTAACAGTGGATTCCTTCCCCACTGTTAGGGCATTTTTTTTCAAGCGCACCCACCGTAACAACCTGGCGATAGGCTACTGCAGTAGTTCTGGCTTACGCTTTCCCCTAGCTGGAGGTGGTGGAGATTCAGACGGAGGGGTTATTCCTTTCGCCTGGAGCACAGAGTTTAACAGGGCGAAGGCGGCGTCCCATCCATCGTCGTACCCATCGTCGTATGTTTCCTGCAGCAGCTCCTGCATTTTATGTTCGGTGTGTTCGCACATCGGTGGCTTGCACTTGCAGTCCACCTCGATAAATACTTTCTTCATGTTACCCCCTAAAGCTGGCGGTCGACTTGACAAACTCTAGATCGCACACACCGGTCGGACCATTGCGGTGCTTGGCAATCTTGCAGCTGACCACCTCAGACTGCTTAGTAAAGTCTGGCTGTTCCTTACGCCAGAGCATGAGCACCATGTCTGCATCCTGCTCGATGGCACCGGAGTCACGCAAGTCGGAGAGCCGTGGCTCACCGGTATCACGGTACTCACTCATGCGACTGAGCTGGGACAGGGCGATGATCGGTACGTCCAGCTCACGGGCGATGCCCTTGAGTGCACGGCTGATGTCGGCTACCTCGTTGACCCTGTTCTGGTCCTTGCCGCTACGGTCAGGGACCATGAGCTGCAAGTAGTCGACGATGATTAGGTCAACGCCACGCTCAGCTGCAATCTTACGGCACTTCGACCGCATCACAGATGGGCTGGCAGTTGGCGAGTCATCAACGTAGATGCCTAGCTTAGACACCGTATTGGCCCAGTCCTCCAGGTCGCTGAGCTGCACCATGTCTAGCCCACCGTTGCGGATGGCAGCGAGCGGGATACCTGACGCTGACGACAGGAGGCGTGCGCCCACCTGCTCAGCGCTCATCTCGATAGAGAAGATAGCTACCTTCTTGCCTGAGATGGCAGCCGATAGCGCCATGCTGGTGGCTAGTGCCGTCTTGCCCACGCTTGGGCGTGCGGCGAGGATGACGAGGTCAGACTTCTGCCAGCCACCAGTGATGGCGTCGATCTGGCTGATGCCTGAGCGTACGCCTGGGCGTAGCCCATCGATGACGATGGACTTCACCCTACCCTTGGTCATGTTCATCAGGTCAAGCGCATCGTTCCACCGTGCAGCCCGGCGCTTGTTGCCAATGCGGAAGAGGATCTTCTCTGCCTCATCAATGGCAGTAGCTGGGTCTTCCGGCATCTTGTATGCGCTCTCGACAATCTCAGTGCCAGCCTTGACCAGGCCACGCAGCACGGCCATGCGCTCTACGATCTCGTAGTAGCTGCGCGCATGGATAGACGTAGGCACGCCATCAGTAAGCTCAGCTAGGTACAGCATCGGCACCGAAGATGTGGCCAGTGCATCGGACACAGTAACGATGTCGACGGCAGCTCCAGACGTGTGAACATCTACGATGGCACGCGCAACCTTAACGTGGCGTGGGTCATAGAAGTCCTCCGGCGCTAGCTCGAACTCAGACAGCACAGCCTGGTCGATAAGGATCGACCCTAGTAGCGAGCGCTCTGCCTCAATAGAGTGCGGGGTTTGATGCATAGATTACCTCCTTGTCTAGTACTGTCGTGCCGCATGTCTCCTCAAAGATATCGCCGTGCACTATCTCTATCTTACTCTCAATCTCGACGCAGCCCCATGCGTCACAGCTGTGGCATCCAACCGACGTGGCCTGACGGCTATCAGCTACCAGCTTGGGATCGTGCCCAAGCGTAAGGGCGAACCTGATGGCAGCTGCCTCGAGCTTGCCGATCCTTGTCCTCTCCCTAAAGTACTTATCCCTCTTGCTCATCGTCCGCCTCCTTAACTCTATCCCACATGTAGCACGGCTTCATAGTGCCGGCGTCAATCTGCTTGCGGTACTGTCCGCAGATGGGGCACTCGCCCACTCCGATGTCAGCGTCCTCTGTATCGTACATCGTATGCCTCCATGGTTACTAGCACCCTGCCTGTTGCCAACGTGGACAGTCTCATGAATGCTACCGGAGACAAGTCTATCATATTCCTAGTCTTCTTGCTGCACAAGCAGTCCCTCACAACAACCACCACACACCGGTCCGGGTACTTGACCCGGCATACCTTCACCTTGTACGGCTTGTCCCCCCACCGGAACCCAGGCACAGCTGCGTACATAGTAAGCTCCCCTCCTCGTCCGCCATCGGCCTTGGACAAGTAAGGGGAGCAGGTGCGGGGATAGCCACCATAGCACGCTTCCGTACTATGGCGGCCATACCACGTGGCGTAGCCAGTCTGAACTCCCGTAGTTTGAAAGGCCATCGCCACTGCTAATACTAAGCTAATCATTTAGATCCTCCGTACTGCGTCCGTTGAGGATGGAGTTCATCCTGCATACGTCACACGTACGGTAATCTAGATGCTCATGCTTTGTCAAGGGGTCCTTTTTCTCGAGGCCACCCAGTGACTCATACTCAATGCCAAACCTTCGGCAATACTCGCGGATGCCAATACCCATACGCTTAGCATCCTCCTTAAAGAAATCAGCCGCGTCCTGATCTTGCTTCTTGGTCACGCCACTTCTCCGCCAGATCTAATGCTAGCGCTCGAGCTGACTCCGGACCAAGCAAGTCAGTACCTTCCGCCAGGACAGAAGCCAATGGGGTGCTCTTGTCATGGTGGGCAACGTGTGCCTTCCATCCACCGTTACTGTAGATGACAGTGATGGATGCCGCCCTCTTGCCGTTGATCAAGACAGGCATTACTTCAATCTCAGGAAGGGACATTGTCTTCCTCCCTCGATACCTTGCTCCACTTCCCCTGCCCAAGGGCAATGAGGATGGCAGCATAGTTGATTGTGTCGATCAGTGCATCGTGCACCTCAGCGTTGTACCAGTTCTCGTCGACGACCAGCTGGCCCTTCTCAATCTTTCCATTGAGGGCATTGGCAATGCGGCCAACCTTGTCCATAGCCATGCGTGAGAACACGCCGACCGGGCCCAGGTTCTCTACGTTGACAGGACCATACGATGCCTGGCGTAGAACCATGATGCCATGTGCCTCAGAGAATAGATCGCGGAAGTAATGGCTGAACGCCTCCGGAACCCGGTTACTTCCTGGTTGCGACATAGATGAGGATCGCTGTACTGATTGCTTGAGCAGGTCGATCGAAGCCGATTGCAAGTCCCGCTGCTGCCGCAACCAGAGCTGGTCGTGTGCTGCTTGAGCTTGCTGCTGCCTTCGCCACCCGTGTAAGTCTCGCAATGCCTTGAAATTTTTCTTCTTCTCCATCAGGTGTTGTCGCCATTGGCGCCCTCCTTAGCTAGAATGTTTGCCGCACTTGCTGCAATGTTGTCGGCATCTGGTACCTCCAACTCCTTGAGCCGTGTGCGAATAAGCTCAAAGACCTTTGCCCATGCAACTGCAAGTTCAAAGGTACTAACTTTCTTCCGTGGTCTCTGCATTGTCGCCTCCAATCAAGTTGAGGAAGTCGGTCTCCTCAATGATAACTACTACCCTCCGCTTAGCCCCTGAGCCAGGAGCATCACCAACTACGAGGAGCGGAACCTGATCCGCCTTACGAGGTACTGCTTGTAACCATCGCCAGAACTTCTCGCTAAACATCTGACCGCACTTGGCCTGGATGTTGAACTGCCCGGCAGCTACATCCTCTGGCCCACCGTACTGGCCAACCCGCTTACCGCCAAACTTCTTGGCGACCTCCCGCTCGAAGGCATTACCCCTCGAGCGGTTGAGTCTACCCCTACGTGAGGCATCACTCACTTAGGACCTCCCCCACTAGGTTATCGTACGTGTCCTCCAGGAACACGGGCATGCCACGCCCGATGTACGCACCTGCAATGTTGTAGTCAAAGTACTCAACAGCATCGTCATACGCAGACTGAGCAAGCTCAGCTCGCTCCTCGTCTGACGTGTTGACCCTGTTGTTGATCTCCTTGACAATGTCATTGGCAATCGTTTCGATGATCGCCTTCTTGCTGTAGATGAAGATGAACACCTGCCCACCCTCAGTGAACTGTTGGCCTACGCCAATGACGCAATCGTCAAAGCCGTCAGCCTTCCAGGCCTCGATGCTATCTACCAGCTTCATGGAAAGCTCTCGCCTACCCATTCTTCTTGGCTCGCAGTGGACCGTACTGTAGCGGCGCAATGTCAGACACCAGCATGGTGAAGTACATCTTGCCGTTATACTCGCGGTCCTCGTTCAGCTTGCCCACAACGTGGACGTTTGGGCGTGGGTCCTTCTCCTGCGAGATGGCCCAGTCGTACACCTTGCCGACATGTGCCTCGGCTTCAGCGTCGAAGAACCGGAGAGTCACGTAAGCGTAGCGGTCAGGTGCCGGATTGCTCCGGTCGCTGTCTGCCCACTCCTCGTAAGCTGCGGTCTGCATCGTGCCATAGACCTCGAGATAGTTGTTACCATTCTTTGATACCTTGTTGACTGGCGTCTTCTTGTCGCTCAGCCAGATGTCTAGTCTTGCCATCAGAACTTAAACTCCTCTCCTACTACATCAGCCTTCTTCTTGGCAGGCTGTTGAACCACCCCGTTGAAGAGATCCTTAGCCTTAGCGGCGATGACCTCATCATCAGTCTTGCCGTCTGCCTCAGGGTCATCACCTGTTGGGATGAGGAACCCAGTGAGCAGCGCGTACTTGAGTGCGCCGGTAGCTGCCTTATACGCAGCCTTGTCGCCGCTGTCCGCCCCTGTGCCGATGGACTGGAACGAGATAGTCTCGCCGGTCTCACCGTCAGTCAGCGTCCAAGTGAAGCGAAGGGTGAGCAGCGCCTGCTTACCAGATGGGGTCAGCCCCTCGCTAATCACGTCGATGTTGGTCGGGGTCATGGACACGCCGAGCTTGCTCAGCTCAGCACGTACCTTGTCCGCAACGGCAGAAGCCTGTACGAACTTGTACCCCTGGGCGCTGTTCGTGCCGCCCTTCTGCACGTAGCCAACGGCCTCCATGACCTTGGCAATCTTCGTAGCTAGTGTGCTCTTGTCTGCCATGTTACCCCCTGCACTTGGTGAGCCACTGGCATCCGCCACATGGCCACATCTTTAGTGGGCTCTTGCCCTCCGGCACCGGTAGCTGGAACGGGATACGCCCCTGCTCCTTAAACTTATTGCCGACCTCGAGAACCCTGATGGCCCTATCATACCAGTCCCTGTCAATAGTGTACTCACTAATCAGGAAGTCATCCTTGCTGACGTACACCACACGGGCAGCGACCTTAACGCTAGGGTCGAGCGTGCGCTCAAGGGACACAGCATAGCTGGCAGCCTGGATGGCGTGCTCTGGCTTCGGTCCCTTCAGATACTTGAACCCGTTAGAGTTCATGGACTTCATCTCGATGACCTCGAGCTGGTCAGTGTCGGCCCACTGTACTAGGTGGTCGATGTTGCCAGAGAAGTTGTACTCAGGCATCTCGACTGGCACCTCCGACTTGAACACAGAGAACTGACCGGAAGCCCTAAGGTTCCGCTCGAATGCCTCTGCAATAACGTGGCCCTGTTCGAAGATACGGTACAACCTATCCTCGAATGGGTTAGTTACAGGCTCGCCGGTAGCCTCGTAGTACTGCTGACGCAGGCACGAGCCCAGCTTGCTTCCACGGAAGAACGTGCCGGAAGGGCGATCCTTACGGTTAGCTTTCAACCCTAGGTCAAACGCTTTAGCGATTGTGTTCATAGCTCCTCCTAAAACTAAAAGACCCTCAGTGGGTCCGTCCACTGAGGATCTTAGTACACCCCGCATGGGATGTCAAGCGTTACTTCTTACGTGCGATCAGGCAGCGCTTGTGCGGCGCATCCCCCTTCGAGCTGGCGATCTGCTTGAGCTCAGCCCAGGTAACGGGGACGCCGTACGTCTCCTTGCCGGTGCCGCTCATCGTTGGGTCCGCCCACTCCAGGCCGTCAGCCGTAAGCGCAGCGCAGGTCATGTGACCATAGGTCTTACCAGGCTTACGCTTCTGGTGACCC